ATCCAGCCAGAACTTGGCGCCGGCGTAGTTCACGTTTTCAAACAAAGTGTTTGCCCTTGTGTTCACGGATGGTTTGGCAATCGATGCAACAAACCGTTAGTGGCACTGCCGCCAAACGAGCTGTTGGGATTGCTTTACCGCAATCGTTACAGTAGTGAGTGCCGTCTTCGCCGATATCCTGTGGCTCTACCGACTTATGCAGCGCCATGGAAAGTGCTAGCTGCCGGTTGATTTCTTCCTGCTCAGCGGCGCGGTCGATAATGTCGCTCATGCTTTACCTGCCGTTGGTTTTTGGGCACTGTTTTTGCCAAAAGGCGCAAAGCCATCGAGCGTGCGTAGACCCATATAAGAAAGCGCTGGGGTGTACATCGCCATCGCCAAAGCCCAATCAGCGCCGGATGTCGCTTTGCCAAGGGCCAGCAACAACTCCATCGCAATCACATAAAGCGAGCCAATGTAAAACGACTGACGGGCCATTAAAGGCCGTGTACGACGGACGTATTCGTCAGTAGCGTTGTCGCCATTTCGAATAGTTTGTTGGGTTTCCCGGTGCGTACTTTGCTGGTCCTGATAACTCAGCTCTTGGCGTCGGGTTTGTTCGCGTTCCAGCTCGACTTTCAGCTGTTCAAGGCCCAGTAACACCTCAGGCGGTAACGCCGCGATTTTCTCAGCAGTTTTGGCAATTTTTTGTTCTGGCGTGAGGCCAGTAATAGTGCCGACTTGCTCAACGATGTCGGCCACTTTGTTGGCGGTATCATTGCCACCAAACAGTGATGCAATGCCACGTAACAGTGACGGACCCTCACGCACGGCCATCGCGGCCACACTAGCAACAAGTGCAATTGACATATCAAAGTCCTAATGCGGTTCGCAGCTTGGTATTGCTGCGCAGTAGCTCACCAACGGATGGGCTGGGTTTTAGATGACGCTGGATCTCAACGGGTGTAACAGAGGCCCAGCCTTGTTCGAATTTGGATTGCATGGTGCCGTCGTGGCTGTGCAAGCCCGGCGATGCAACACAGGGTTGTTGGGATTGATACGCGGCAAACTCTGCATCCAAACGCGCTTGGCGACCTTGCTGATAGCTCCACACCCAATTGCGGCCCATTAGGTTCGCTCGATACGCAGTGCAACTTGGTCATTGCCAACCAGTACTAACAGCTTGTCGAGCGCCTTTTTTGAGTCCAGCACAGCCCAATTGCCGTCGACACTGCCAAAACGAATGCCCGGTGCAATGCAGCCTTTGAGTTCGGATGGTCGGTTAGCGGCATGAAATAAACAGTGGGTCCGAAGACTCGGGCCTTCTTTGGTCACGCCAAGGCTCGGCGCTGAGATAACCAGGCATTGACCAAAGCGCGGACTAACATGGCTTTCGACGATGTAATCGCCAGCCGGCACACAGCTGCGCCCTGGTGCATTGTTATGCCATGGGCATTCGACGGTAACGGCCAATTGCTCGCCAGTATTGGCATCAAGCAGAGAGCCAAAAGTACCATGTGGGAATGAGTGGGTTTTTAAAAGGAGTTTAAGCGGTGCGGACATCGGCCTAATCTGCGGTTGATTTTGGTTAACCGCAGATTAATTGTTAGCCTTGTAGTCGATAATTTAATACGCTTTACTAAATTTCCCTAAAACATCGTTTCAAGTAAAAGCATGAAATTTAAATCTAAAATCCAATCAAATTGCACACAATTCTATGAACTCTTCGATAAAAAATCATCTCCAAACTTTCCAACCCCTATTTTTAGTGGCCAATTAGCAGGAGTGCCGTCTGTAGATTTCGAAATCACTAACAAAACAGATTCTGCTATAGAGTTCGAGTTTTCCAGTGAACACATTTTAAGCGAGGAAGCCGCAAAAAGCTTTGTAGACGATCTATGTGTTTTATTGACCTGCAGACACTTTAACTTGGATCGATACAACAACAACCATGCAACTTTATATTTTGAACAAGATAAAAGTTATTTCATCAGCGCAAATTTAAAATCGGGCTTTGGGTATACGTCCATTTCAGCCAGTGGTGACTTCCCTGTTAAATTCGAGGACCTATCACAAAAATGTGAACCAATTCATGTTTTTATTTCGGACGCTATGCGACAACCAAATACCGACAGCGCTTACCTACTACTGTTTTTCATTTTAGAGAAAATTGAGAGCTCAAAACCTTATGAAAATTACCAAAAAGAATTAGAGAAGGTTTACTCAACTGAGATGCTTGAAGCCCTTACTGATACCGCAAAAAATGTAAATCCGACGTTTCAATTTGGACGTGCGAGAAAAGATCTTTCCAAAATCACCATTTTGAGTCGGCATGAAAAACTTCACGACTTCCTGCAGAAAATGGGGGTTCACACGATTTCTTGCAACGGTAGTTCTACACCCCTAACGGTTGAAATGGTCAATGAAATAATCGAAGGGAGGAATAAAATTGCTCACGGCTCTATCAGTACAAGAAAAGAAAGAGTTCAAGACTACAACCAAAAGCTAATTCCACTAGTACACGCTTTATTGGATAACGCTAAAGCTTTCAATTTTTTGGCTAATATAATTTAAAACAACCCCATCTGCCGCCGCGCCCGTTCAGCTGCCGTCTGCTCACGCACAATGTGGTAAATCTGAATAGTCGTCAGGCCATACTGGCGGGCAAGTTGCTCAGTGTTGCCGCCCCGATGCTGCTGGTAGATGCGAATATTACGCAGCTCCAGCGAAAGCTTGTCGTTGCGTGGTAAATACAATTGCATTCCACCGAAGTAATTGGCCAGGCAAATAACCAAATGCTCGGCCAGCCGCTCAGGCTCTTTGACGCCTTTGCTACGCAGCTCACTGGTAAAAAGGGCCATCAGGCTTTGCAGCATAGCCGGAATCCGTTTAACCACGTCCTGACGCTGGTCTACCGGTAAGTTATCCAGCTGCTGCAGCAAATCCTGCAACTCTTCAGCACTTGAAAATGCATCTAACTGCTGCTCACTCATGGTTCACCTTTTTGATTACTCGGCCACCCAGCTGCCGTATCCGTTGCTCAAACAGTTGCTGGTCTTCTGCTGGCGAGAACTGTTGCTGGCCTTTGATTTCGATTGTGCTGCCGTTGATGGGTTGTTTGGCTAGCTGCTGACCTTTGGCCTCCATCACCCGTTTCAGGTAATTGTGAGTGGCCAGCGGCTTGTTTTCGCCCTGATGCCGCTTGGCATGCAGACTTTGAACCGTCTCGCGCAGAGCTTCAGCCAGTAACGGCTGATTTGATGTTAGCGCCAACGTTTCCTGTGCCAGATTCAGGGCTCGACTGTTTGATAAATCTTGTTTCGCGGGACGAAACAGCCCCAAGTAAGCTACCAGCGCCGGCCCCAACTGGTAACCAAGCTTTGACACCAGCGCCAGCAACTGCCGGCCGGCCTCGTCTTGCACCAAAGTATCCAGGTGGATATGACTGTGGCAGATTGGACAGCGGCCTAACTTCATTGATGGCGCTCCTGCTCTTGCACACGACGCCACCTGGCCAGCACTTGCATGTAGCTTGCTTGCGGGTGAATTTGATGTTTGCCTTTGCGTAGCGCGTCAAACATCACACGCCGATACCAACGCTTCAGCGACTCCAAAACCTGCCATGAAACATCCGGCGATAGCCACTGCACCTCGGCAACACCCATGCCGCCATTTTTTTCGGCTGTCATGCGCTGTACCCAGGCGTTAAGTGCGGTTTCGCTACCGTCCTTGATAAAACCGTCATTGGCCATTTCAATCCAAATTGCCCGAATGACTGACCGTTCGTCTTTCGGGCCATCAGCCGTTGCCGGGCTCAGCCGTTTCTGTGCTGGTTTAACTGACTTTTGAACGGGTTTAAAACCGAGTTTAACCATGTGTTCAAGAACAGCTTTTAGCTGTTCGACCGTCAGCTGCTTGCTGCTGGTGTTGCCAGCACCGTAATGAGCCAGAATAGAACGATAGCTTTCCTCGGCCATGTTCAACTGGCTTTTGGCAATATGTATCAGCTGCACGTACCGGCTGTATGTAACGCCTGTTTGGCGGCCACCGACCATCATTTTGTTCATTTTAAAGCATCCCATAGGACCCAAAACAGGCCATAAACGGCAGCCGCCGCGACCGTGAAATCAATAACAACCCAGCCAATAAACGACAGTAATTCATAACGCTGGGCTGGCTGAGTCTGCTGCTTGGCGTCAGCAAACACTTTGCGGACCCGAGCCATTAACTGCTTATGAATTTCTTCTGGTGTTTCTGGTGCACCAGGCTGACCGAGGCCAGCCGTGAAATCAGAAATTTCGCTGATCACTAACCGTTCCAGTGAGTTATGACCTGTTTTCATTCATCCTCCTTAAATCGCTGCTCGTCAGTACCCAGCCACGACGCTGGATAGACAGCCCGGTCATCACAACCGGGTTGTTTCGCTTCAGTTAGTTTTGTTGGTTTCGATATACATCCGCAGGCCATCTTCTGTTTGGCAGTGGTTTTCAAACCACATCCAGAAGCTGTCAGCATCCATGCCGTTGATGGCCGCGATACCTTTCACCAGGCAGTCATACCCTGGCACGGTTGGCCAGTTATCAAGTTGGTAGGTTGCACACAGCTGTTCGGCGTGTGTGCGCATCTGCCAGAGCGCGGCGATTAATTGCTCCATCCGGTACCTCCGTTTGGCAGCTCGCCATTGCCCAGCACCCACAAAAGCGCAGCAGCCACGCCTTGTTCAAAGGTATTGCCAGGCTGATTGGTGCCGTACTGCTCGCGAATACTCAAAGCCACAACGAGTTCACGTTGAATGGCTTCATCATCCGGCCGGTTTAATATTGGTGTGAGTTCGCTCATGCCGGTACCGCCGCAATATCTAATGGAATGACGCGGTAAAAATCCGATTCACCGACCCGCTCATAAACCCGGACATAAGATTTGCTACCGACCACCTGAATAGCCTCACCTATCGCAGTCATGGCCCGCTGCCAGCGCTCGTCTTTAATCTCAAGCCGGCGCAGGGCCAACACTCGGCCTGTACTGATGTTGCCTTGCTTGTCGGTGTTGAAAGCACCGGCAACAATGGCTTGTACTTCAGGTCTGGCATCGGCAGTCCAATCGGCCAGACATTCATCAATCAGCGTTCTGGCAGCCTGCAAGCGCTCGTCAAACTGCAGGTGTTCCTGAATAGCGCGTTGCACTTTGAAACGGCCATCAAAGCTATACAGGGTCAAATTGCCTTTTTTGCCACCCAGGTTGGTTTCGTATTGCTCCAGCGACAACTCTACAAAGGCAGCGATATCAGCAAATGTTTGTGCCTTGAAGGCGGCGATTTGTTCGCTTAGCCCTCTGGCCCGGCTGACAATGTCCAGCACCAGGTCGTTACGCTCGCGATCAATCGGTTTAATTGTTTTTTCAGGGATTAATGCACCCTGCGCGTTCTGACAGTAGCCGGCAGGAATTTGCTGTTGTGCAGCAGTCATAGTGGGGTTTCCTCTTGCGATGATAGTTGGCGGGTTATTGCATTGCGTTTTGGTCAACAGACCAGGTCACCAGGCAACCCCCAAAGGGGGCTGCCATCACACGTTCAGGCTCAGCACCACGCGACCGGATACACTTGATCTCGGTACCTGGCAGCACTGCTTTTTTCGGCGGTTTTACCGTTAACACAGGGCGATCCTGGCTCATGTTGATATCAATCACCTGATAGCCACCGCGAAACAGTTTCTCTACAGCGTTGCTCGCATCACGCAGAGCGATTTTGATTTGGTTGGTTGTTTTCATGGTCATTTGTCCGTTCTGTTTAGTTTTGTCGCCAGATTCTTCAGTTCTGATTGCAACAGCTCAGCTAATTGGTTTGGCCCACCACCATCGGAGTCCACCTGACGCTTAAGCCGGGCTATCACTGCATCTGCGTCGTAAACCTTCAGGCTGCGATTCAGCGTTGCGCTCGGGTTTAACTGGATGTTCTGCGTCACCGGCAACTCGGAGTTTTCACAGCCACTGCGACAGGCCCGATACAAACGCAGCTTGGTCGGATTGCCGGTGTGCGTGTTTTTCTGGTGCATCTGGCAGGTATGCCAGGCAATTTCACCAAGCACCGGACAAAGCACTGATTTACTCATGTACACGCTTTCCACCAGCGCCTGAATTCGTGCCATATCACCAGGATATTTCTCGTTGCAGACCTGGCTTACCACCGTGTTACTGACACCAAGCTTTTCAGCAACCGGGCGCTGTCCCATCAATCCAACTTGTTCCCTCAATACTTCAAGCCACTTCATCCATGCCCCCTTTTTTCTGAGAGGCTGCATTGAACGGATAGAACGTGTTTTCGTTTTGATCCCAGCAACCTTTGCCACGGCGATAAATAGGTGCTTTTGGCCCCGTCTCTCTGATTAACTTCCAAACGCTTTCGTGACACTCGATGTCTTTGTTGGCCAGCCGAGTGTCAACCCGCTTACAGATGAGATATCCGGCCTTTTCAAGGACCCGAAGATAGCCCTCGACCGCTTTTCGGGTGCATTGGGTGACTGCAACAACAGAGCTGACTACCACAGCTCTGTTTATCCGCAACGAATTCCATACCAACTGCTGACCTGTTTGGCCCTGCCGTTTGATGGTATCGCCGCTTTTTGCCCCTTTACCTAGCCTTGGTTCTGATGCCCGGTCAGCATTGACTTTGTAACGCTTTGGATTGCCCGGACTTCCTGCACCTCTCACGTAAAGCAAGAATCCAAGGGAATGAAGTTTGTTAATGGTTGTTCTGCATTGTTCAAGGTCCATCTCCACTGCATTAGCGATCTCGGAGACAGTGAAAAACTCCTTGCTTTTCATTGCCTGCCACGCTAACTCGCGTTTATTCATCGCCGGTCTCCACAATCAACGACGATGATTCAGGAACAACGGCCGGTTGCCCCAGCTGTGCAGGTCAACATAATTCTCGCCACTGGCAAGCGCTGCCCGCTCAATTTTCTCTAAAGCGATAAGGATCCGCCGAACCTCCCCGCCCGATTTTTGCCGGATAAAGTCGAGCAGGTCTTCGCCGACCTGGACCCGGTCATCCATTAAATCTGTTGCGAACAGGTGGACGTCCTCAATATCAGCAGGTGCAAATTCAACCCACTCGGAGATCCGGTTAAACAACTGTTTGCGGTGTGAAATCCGGCGGGCAATTTCTTCCATGCCAATCAACACCACTGGCTGCTCAGTGCTGTCATACAGGTCGCGGATGGTTTCCATCGTTTTAGCCTGGCTGACGATGTGATCAGCTTCGTCAACAAACAGAGCCAGGCTGCGTTCGTTCATAGCCTGCACCACGTAATCGACCATCTTGCGCAACGGGAACATGGGTTGGGCGCCAAGCTCGCCCATAACACGGGCTAAAAATGAGCTAGGTGTATCAGTTGCATAGCAACGGACGTACAAAGGCTGCTGGCCTGACACAGTCAGCTCATTGAACATATAAGTGACGGTGGTTGTTTTACCGAAGCCGCTTGGCCCATGGATAAGGCCAATACCCGGTGTGATCATGCTGCGTGAACTCAGGTTCTCGAACATTTCCTGTGTCCGGGTCACGTTTTTGACTTCGACTGTTTTGTTTTTCATCTATATACTCCGTTATGTAAATTCTGTGGGACCACCACAGGTTTGCTTGGCAAGCGCGGGTGTGGCCGCTAACCGACTCCGCGCTTGCTTTCTTGTAGAATTCTGTCCAGACGTTTTCGTGTCATTACGTGTGTGTTGCGGAATTTCACAAGCCAAGTTTTTTCCACGTCGCTGAGGTCACGGACCAAGCTTTCGCGAGTCAGCCACTCTGCTTGTTCGTGTTCGGTGCGGAGTACTACACGTGACTGCTCAGAAAGAGTTTCCTCCCTTCGTGCCTGTTCCGCTCGCTGTTGCTCTAATGATTTCCGCCTTGCTTCAATGGTTTTAAGCTCGTCTTCAGACCAGGAACGTTCTTTCTTACCATCCATCAAAACGGCAGCCGTTTTGCTTAACGCTGAGATGGCTGGATTACTTACGTCTACTTCCGTTCTGTTAAATGCCACCAAACTGCTGTTGGCCAATTTCTTTTGTGCCAGCTCCAATGCAGCAAGGTCATCAATACCGAAATCCTTTTGAAGTGCAGCTGCTGATTGTTT